GTCAATTTTATTTTTATCCCTGCCTTTTCCTCCAGCCCACGCAATGCCGTTTTTCGTGTTATATTGTATTATTACTGAATAATCAATGACTTAACATGTTATTTTGGTCTGGACATTGTAAATACCTTTGTTATATTACTTATAAATCAAGGACTTAGGTTGTTATATTACCCCCACAAAGTTAACAAAGTCAACTCCCTTACACCCACTCCAAAAAACACAACACACATAGACGTATCTATACGTGATTAAAAATGGACAATATCAACCACAAAATATGACCGTAAAAGACGAGTATGCGAGTCGAAACCTCTCCACAAAGTTAACAAAGTCAATCTAAAAAATAGATCAAACGTAGCGTTTTAGAGAACGATTTAACTGGTCATTTTACTTGACAATGTAATGCGTTTCATATATAATGGTTATGTTGCGTGAGATTTAGTTTGATCTTATGTGATGTATTTATAGCGATTGACTTTGTTAACTTTGTGACATAGTTATCAACTTATAACTTTGTCACATTATTTTTAGGAGAGAGATATGCAAGACAAACTAGAGCAAAAGATTATGAATAATTTTGTAAATGGCTACACCATGACAAACTATTATATATACAAAGCCATGTATCAAATGATGGATTATGATTTATGTTTAGAAAGGGAAGGTGCGTCATGGATATAGTCTATATTTTAATTGGCTTTCTCTGTGGCTTTTTATGTCGTCAAGTATTATGGCTAGAGCAAAAACGTCAGTCAAGAATTAGGTTTATTAAAGAAACAAAAGAGTTTAGAGAGCAGATGGATAAGATAAAAGCAGAACTTGACAAACAAATAAAGGAGTTAAAGAAATGAAAATAAAACCAATATATAAAAACTATGACAGGGAAGTATACCTATCCGAGTATGTAAGAATACACCGAGACAAATATCGCCTGTTGATTGCAAGTGAAGTAGTCAGTTGGGGTATATCAATCTTTTTACTTCTAGTCATGGTGTTACGATGAACATAGATCAAATCAAAGAGATAGTAAGAACGCAAACCAAAAACTATCGTGTCACCGATATACTTGACACGTTTGACGATGGTGAATGGATAAGACTCTACGAACAAATCATGCGTTATAAACCATACGAAACGGAACGCCGACTCATTGATTGGGCAAGACATGAATTGGACTTTTTTCGTTATGTGTTGTATAAAGAGAGACACTACGAAGATTTGTTGTTAGATAAAGCGTGTTTAGAATGTTTGAGATATGAAGATCAATGCTTAGCTGAGAGAAAGTTTTATGTTAGACACCCACGAAGTTAACGAAATAAAAAACTTTCTAATAGAAACAATGATTAGAGGTTATGCCGATAATTCACAGAATTGGTTTTCGTGGTGTGCACAATTTGACTATTTACAAACTGCTCAAGAGTATAACTTATTTACTACTAGTGATAGTGAGTGGAGATGGGTTATATCTGATAAGGGGAGGGCTTGGTTAGATGAACAACAAAGTTAACAAAACAAAAGACCTACTAATAGAAATTATGCTAACAGGGAAAGCAGAGGGTGTTATGGTGTTAACGACTGAAGCGTTTGAGAAAGGGTTGGTAGAAGTGCGTGAGTTAAGTAGTGAATTAAGGTGGTATGTTTCAGATAGAGGAAAGAGATGGCTAAATAAATATAACAAAGGAGAACAAGATGAGTTATAACCCAAAGCCAACACTTAAAGCAGATTTCAACGCAGGTGAAGGTGAAGTAGGAAACCTAGAAAACTTTAGAGCATACCATGACGGGCTTATGCGTATGGACTTACTCAAAGATTGGATAGGTATATTAGAACATGAATATAGAGTGGCACGTATTGACAACAGACGTGAAAGAAGAGCAAGAGTAAAAGCAATACTTAAAAACAGAAAAGGAGAAAACAATGAGTAAAGTAACAATAGTAATGTCAATACCTGACAATACAGTCGCAAGGTTTTTGTTTGACGACTACATAAATGCTTGTGCTGACGCTGATTTGGTGGTAAGGTATGAGCCGTATGTAAGTGATATGTATGATGAACTCAACAAAACAGCATTAGATGTTGAGAAGAAACAAGCACTTACAGAACTTGAAGAAGAAATCTTAAACAATATATCCTGTGTAGGAGGTAATTGTGAAGACTAATCAAAAGAAAAAATTGTTGTTAGTAGTAAGTGTTATCGTAGCGTTGTTTGCAATTAAAGCTTATGCCTGTTATACACAGACATTTATTGTAGATGGACGTATCATTAACTGCACTACATGTGGCAACGTCACTAATTGTTTTTAAAAGGAGAACAATATGAAATCAATCTATTCACTCGTGGGCTTTCTCACATTCTAAGTCTTTTCACAGACTAAACTAAAACTCGTATAAACAAATATAAAGGAGGTCAGTATGATTGACCAAGCTTTACTTTGTCTCGCCACGACCATATACATGGAGTCAGCAACCGAACCACGTGAAGGACAGATTGCCGTTGGCTATGTGTTGATGAGGCGAGCCGAATTTAATCACAAGAATGTGTGTAGTGAAATGAAACGACCATATCAATTCAGTTGGTATGGGTTAGTTAAACCACCTTCGGTAATTAGGCAAGAGTATTTTGATATTGCTTACAAAGTATTACATAGGTTGGAGGTTGATTATAGTTATGGTGCAACGAACTTTCATGATACTACCATAAAGAAACCTAAGACATGGCACAGATTAGAACCCGTAGTCAAATGGTCTAATCTTATTTTTTATAAACAGAAAGGAACAAAGTATGCAAGTGCAGATTAAATTATCAGATGAACAAGTAGATGATATATTAGTAGAGGGTTTAAAGAATGGGTTTGAAGTCAACAAAACATTCCCTGATGAACCTAACTATTATGAGATAGATCAAGCGTTTAAAACATTACTCGCTTATTATATGGGAGATGCTAACTATGCTAAATACGCACATGACAGGGCTAAAAGTCATAAGACTAATAATGCCAAGCGTCTTGCTGATGCTTTTAATGGTTTGTAGTGGGTGTGCATCGTTTGCCACAAACATAGCTACACAGGCAGGTGTGCAATATGTAGGCGAGCAGTATTTGATAGCACAAAGTAAACCTATTATCAAATGCAATTTTTATAATGTAATGAAGGGAAACAAAATGTGTAGAGTAAATAGACAATATAGGAGAGTGTGATGGATAAATTAATTATGGGTATCATTATTGTTGTAGCAATAATGACAGGGTATGGGTTAGGTTCGTATACCCACATGCAAAAGAAATATAAGATGAACCTGAAGTGTATACAAGGAGAGTTGTATGAAGAAGTTAGGACTAACATGTATGTTAAATCACATCTCGAATGTTTTGAACAACGCACCTTCTAAACTTGAAGCTGTTGCATTAGGGATAATTGTAGCCACAACCATATGGTTTATTGGAGGGTTGATTAAATGTCTTTACCTTTTACTTATGCTATTGTAGATGACGATGGCGAAGTCTTACGCAAATACAGATGGACACCGAAAGAGGCGAAGTGGCACAAAGAACAAGGCAAAAGTGTTATCAAGTTAGAAGTAGTTAAAGAAGTTAAGGAAGATGTATTTACTTTAGTTGGAGAATGTTTGTTTTAATGTATACAAAGTTAGATGATATGAAGTTAGCCCACAAAGTTAACAAAGCTATACGGAGTAATCCGTCTATCACAAAGAAAGATATATGTAAGCTAGTGATAACTAATTGGCACAGGCTTAACTATTTAGAACAACAAGGTTTAATAAGGAGAGAACATGAACCAAGAACAGAAACAAATCATACGCAAATTTGAGTTATGGCAACAAAGAAAATTTGCATCAAACGCAAAAAAGGGTTGGCGTTTCTTTCAACCTGATAGCGTTCCCGTGCCTACGCCACGAAGTTCACGAGAAGCGTGGGGTGGGACATACACAAACGAAGACCATGACCGTAGACAAGAGAAATACATGACGCGGACAATTTATGCGTTTATGTTTGCGTATGTTGCGTTTTTAATTTGGAAGGACTTTTAATGAAACAAAACCCTGTGATGAAAAGCTTTCTTTTGGAATGGCTATTACTACATGGTGATAATTGGGTTTTTCACAAAGAGATGTTTGCGTTAGGCAAAGACATCATGCTAATTGAAATGGCTAGAAAGTATAAATATATTGAAGAAGAAGATCAATTACCTGAACATGATAAAGAAAAGTGGGGTAGTTATTTTAGATTAACAAAGGAAGGACGTGAGTATGCAACAATGTCTTGATTGTGGTGGTGATATAGCTGACGCTAGATATGCGTTAGGGTATAGGACTTGTTTAGTGTGTGGTGAGAAACATGCACTCAATTATAAGCATTGTATTGTGCCAATGCCTAAGAGTAATTACATTGTAGTGACTGATTTAGAGTTGTTGAAAGGGCTTAATTCATCACACAAAAGCAAGTAATTTTTTTGGTCATTTAACTTGACAATGTCAAGTATTTATTGTATAATATTATTTAAGAAGTAGAAATGTATGTAAGTGTTTTATCAACCTGTGACAAAGTTATCAACTTATAACAATGTCACATTTTTTATATCAAGGAGAGAGCATCATGAATCAACACGAGTATTATCAACAACAAGCCAAAACATTAGGCGAACTATTTAAGCACTATGGTTACAAGCATATAACCCCTGTGCCTACTCAAGCGAACTACGAATTAGCAATTCAACTTATGAAAAAACAAGGAGAGAAAAATGAAAAACATCTTTCCAAGTAAGCAAGAAAAAGAAACATTACTGACGCAGTTAAATCTGCTCGGTGCAAAGTATGTAATAGTAGATTTTCAAGGTGGTGGTGATAGTGGTCAAGTAGAAGAAGTATTCTATCGAGATATAAACGACCAACCACATAGCATACCTGATGACATGATTGCGTGGACAAAACAAACATATGGTAATGCAGAACCAAAAACAGAGAGAATAACACTCAATGATGTGTTAGAAGATTTATGTTATAGAGCATTAGATGAAACAGGTTTAGATTGGTATAACAACGAGGGTGGTCAAGGTCAATTACGAATTGAATTTACCGAAAGTCCACCAAAAATATTTTTAAATGTGGGTGTGAATACCATGACCACAGACGACCATCACTTTGATTTGAATGATGAGGAGGAAGAATAATGAATACTCATTATCATTCTAAAACATCTGTAAAGAAGTGGGGAGGTGTTGAAGCTGATTATCAACCTATCCACGATTGGTTTGATGCAACCAAAGAATGTTTTGCAGACGCAAGACACAGAGCAATCAGACATCACTCACAAGGTATCTTTGAATGTGAAAGACAATTTGGATTATTTATTGTGAATAGTGATGGTCGTGAAGTGCCAACACGATTGATTGGTGAACAACATGTTAAAGAAGATTGTGGTGGGTGGATACCTAGTCTACAAGATTGGTTAGAAAACATGAAGTTCGTTAGTTGGATGAACCGAGGATATGACTTAAAGGAGGGAGAATAACATGGGCTTTCATATTAATGTATATAACATGCCTCGCATAAGCAATTATGATGAAGCAAAGGGTGAGTTTGAAAGTAGAACAGTAATTCGTGGTGGCGACCAATCAGTTCGTAGGATTGGCGATAGGTATGAGAAAGAAAAGTGGTTACGGAAAGACATGCTAGATGGTATAGAAGTATATACGGCAGGGTATTACAACACAGATTTGGTTAGGTTCTATCCAACACACAAAGAGATAACGCTAGGTGGGTATCCCTCAACAAGCACACAGTATTTTGTAAATTGGATTGGTGGTGTGAATATAAGTGAGTTTGACCATAAGCGTTATGTGCCTTCACCCTTTACTAGAAGTCCGTTAGTTAAAAACCATCAAATAGAATGTCATGTTAATGGGGGTCATTGTATGAACGCTACTGATTGGTATAAGTTTGACTATACAAACACGCCATTAAACATAGAACAATTTGAAACACCTGTGAAGTATAGGTTTGATGCAAGTCAGATGCGTGAGTTACGCTTGCCATACAAAAAGTTATTGAAGTATGCAGACACTATGTTGAAATTAACTAATAACGAAGGAGTAGAGAACGATGCAGAGTTAAATAAGCAAATAGAAGAATATAATTTGCATGAATATTCAAAAAATCTGTTACGACTTTGTGCTGATGAAGATAAAACAAATCTAGCATATTATAGTGTGTTAAGACAATGTCAGCATAGTGTATGGCAAGGATATAACGGAAGTAGTAGTAACTATAAATATGCATGCAACATAGGTATATTCAAAAGATTTTTAGATAAGCATATTAAGATAGAGAACCCACAAGTTTTAGTAGAAGTAAATTAACCCGTGACAAAGTTATATCTTTATAACAATGTCACATAACATTAAGGAGAGAGTATCATGCAACAAGAAATTAGTTTGAAACAAGCAGAAGAACTTATTGCCACAGTTGGTCGTGATGTCACAGTGCATCTCAAAGGTCAGCCTGGCATTGGTAAATCATCAATACTTAAATCACTAAGTAAACGATTTCCTAACCATACGCCTGTATATATCGACTGTGCAGACTTAGACTTAGGCGATCTTGCTATGCCTGCCATGAACCATGAAACAAAGACTACTACATTCTATCCGAATGAACGCTTTGCTATTCATGACAACAAGCCTGTCATCATTATGCTAGACGAGATTACTAAAGCTAGTGAGCCTGTCAAGAACATGCTACTACCTGTCATGCTAGAACGTAGACTAGGTGCAGTTAAGTTTCACCCTGATAGCATCGTGTATTCAACAGGTAACCTAACGACAGATGGTGTAGGCGATACCATGAAAGCACATGCCAAGAACAGACTGACGGCAGTCGTAGTTCGCAATCCAAACGATGATGAATGGATTAGTTGGGCTATTGATAACAACATCGCACCTGAAGTTGTAGCTTGGGTTAAACAATTTCCCCATGCACTAGCGTGTTATACAGATGAAGCACAGAAAGAAAACATGTATATCTACAATCCTAGAAAACAACAAGAGGCATTTGTATCACCTCGTTCACTAGAGAAAGCATCGTTCATTGTTAAGAATAGACAAACACTCGGTGAAGATACCACGATGGTCGCACTTACAGGCACACTCGGTGAGTCAGCTGCTCGTGACATGTCAGCATACTTTAGTCTAGCTGATGGACTACCGACTAAAGAATCTATCTACAACAAACCTATGGACGCAACTGTGCCTAACGATCCTGCTGCTCGTGTAATTCTTGTAATGCGAGAACTAATGACAATCACAGAGCAACATATGGACGCATGGTTGACATATCTACAACGACTACCTATGGAGATACAAGCGTTGTTTGCAGTTAACATCATGGCATCATCACGCAAACAAGTCGCGGCTCAGAACAAAACATTCGTTGATTGGGCAGTTAAGAATAACCAATACTTCTAGGAGGATATATGGCACTAACGAGTGAACAGAGAGTCACGAAGTCCCACATAGCGATAATGCGTAGCAAGGAGTTCTGTATGTTTGCAGGCGTGTTATCGGTGGGCAAGGTAATCTTTACTGACGACATACCAACGGCATGCACCAATGGTCGTGATGTAATGTATAACCCTGACTTCATCAAAACACTAGATGATAGAGAGTTAAACTTTGTCGTGTTACATGAGGCATTACACAAAGTCTATCAACACATGCACCTATGGAAAAAGCTATGGAAAGAAAGTCCTATGCTTACCAACATGGCAGCTGACTTTGTTGTGAACTATGCGATACATGAAGCTGATGAACATAGTAATGTTGCTAAACGACCAGACTCAGCGTTGTTTGACATAAGGTTCAAAGGTATGACTACTAAACAAATATTTGATTTGCTCAAGAAAGAGTGTGATCCAAATGGAAGTGGTGGTCAGGTAGGGCATGATAGTCATGATTGGGAAGGTGCTGAAGGGTTGTCTGAAGAAGAAGTTAAAGAGACAGCCAAGCAGATAGATCAAGCGTTACGTCAAGGTGAGATTATTCGTGGCAAGATGCAAGGTAATAAGAACCGAAGTATCAACGAACTACTTGAACCTAAAGTAGATTGGCGTGAACAGTTGCGTGACTTTGTCAATGCTACATGTAAGAACAAAGACAAGACATCATGGAAACGACCACACAAGCGTTTCATTGGGCATGACATCTATATGCCTAGCATGATCGGTGAGTCAATAGGTAAAGTTGTTATTGGTATTGACACGTCAGGTTCTATTGGTGATAGGGAACTCAACGAATTCCTAACAGAAGTCGTAGCTATATGTGATGATGTATCACCTGAAAGTATAGAGTTATTGTATTGGGATACTCATGTGGCAGGGCATGAAACATACAATCAAGGTGATTACAAAGGTATATTCCAATCAACAAAACCTGCAGGGGGTGGTGGCACGACAGTCGGTTGCGTCAATCAGTATATCAAAGATAAACGCATACAACCTGAAGCTATCATTATATTAACAGATGGTTATGTTGAGAATGACTTTGGTGGTAATTGGGATTACCCTACACTATGGGCAATTACTACTAAACATATCACATCACCACATGGTAAGACAATTCATATTGATAATTAACCGTGACAAAATTATATACTTATAACTTTGTCACATTTTAAGGAGAGAGAAAATGGCAACATACTTAAGACAGGAAATAAGCAACTATACTAAATCAATTACAGTTGAAATTGACTTTAATAAGTTTAGTAATGAACAGATTAAAAACATGATTAAATATATTCGTAATGGTCATGTATCTAAAGGAGACTCAGCTACGTCTACTATTGTTAGATGTATATTTAAAAAATATTCCATGCCACATTTTTTATATGGACGATGGTGGTCAGAATGGAACAATATCCCGTTCGGTCATACTTTCTTTGAAACGTTAAAAGGAGTAGCGTCAGTAGCTAAACTTACAGCAGATCAATATGTTTCAAAACGCATAGAAGAAGACATAGCTAACGCAGAGGCACAAAATTCTTCAGGTGATATGAGAATGGGTTCTTATGAAGAACCAGTGATACAACAGTTAAAGAAAAGTATGACTATAAAAAGTGAATTTTCTGATGAATTAAAAGAATTCCTTGAAAAATTAGAAAATAGAACACTAGGTGTAGTGCCTATGGATTTTTATGAAGTAGCTACTAGATATTAAGGAGTAAATCATGGGTATAAGAGCCATAAAACATTCATTTTTTAAAGTTCACGATGGTGGTGCAGGTGATAGGTTTTTAGGTTGGAAAGTATATATCAATGGCAAGAAGTATCCGTTAGGTAAAGGAAATTATTACGTAACAGATGATAACGAAGAAGGAAAGCAACATGCAATAGAACAAGCCACTAGAGATGTATTAGATAATATTTTACCTAATCATGGTTGGGTAACAAAAGATATATCTAAAATGTCTGATCATGAATGGGAAACCTATAATCATGACAGAGTAGAGGCGTTTTATAACGCAGGCAATAAATTTAAACCAAGCAAAACATGTAGTATGTGTGACCACTACAATGATTATATATGTTTGGAACACGAAATTTTACAACTAGACGAGAAAGGGTTTTTATAATGAGTATCAGTATAGCAAGTAGTGCAGTATTAGTAGAGTTAAATATATCAGTATGGACAGCTAGGAAACTAGATAAGAATGTGTCTAAAGAAATTGATGTAAACAAAAACACAACTATCAAGGCAGGTAATTACAACAAACATATCTTAGCAGGTTCAGATCAACTTGATGCAATTACTAAACTTGCAGGTGAAATACGTGATTGGCATGGTAGGCAAACTCTGCCTTGGTCAGACACAGGCACAAGATTATTACCTATGACTAACTTCTTTGATTATAAACATCAACTAGGTGTGTATGAAGCTGAGTTTAAATCTCGCATCAATACGTTTATACAAGAGTATCCAAACATCATACAAGGTATGGCGTTTAAACTGGGCAAACTATTTGATAGAAGTGAGTATCCTGAAACAGATAAAATTGCAAATAAGTTTAACTTGAGATACACTATTATGCCTGTGCCTGAAACAAATGACTTTCGTGTTAACATAGCAGATGATATTCGTAATGAGATGCAACAAGAATATCAGAAAGCATATGAAGGTCGTGTTGAAGCAGCGATGTCTGATGCATGGTCTAGATTGCATACCACACTAGAGCATATGGTAGATAGATTGAGTGGTGAGGATAAGAAAATATTTAGGGATAGTTTAGTAGATAATGCATTAGAGTTGACAAATCTATTAACTAAGCTTAATGTAACAAACGATCCTAAGCTAGAGAATGCTCGTAGAGAACTAGAACGTTTACTAGTAGGTGTAACGGCTGATGATTTACGTGAGAGTCAAGGTGCTAGGTTGGCAGTAGTCAACAAAGTTAACGAAATTATGGAGAACATATGAAAATATACCACGAAGTTAACAAAGACTCATCTGATATACCTATTGAAGATAGGGAAAAGATAGCTGTCTTAAAACTTGTAGATGTGGGTAAATATGTAGCAAATGTAGGTATTCGTGATGGACAGTTTTATGTATTAGCAGAAGATAATACTGATGAAATATATTTAGAATACAGACAAGCTATGGGTAACATTGAAGCTGCATTTAAAAACAAAGTAGATTTACGGGTGATCCAACAAAAGACTATGGAGTTTCATAACAAGAAAGCTATGGTTGTGCAACAACTTATGGAAATACCTAAATGAAAGAAAGAAAAGTATTAGAAAAATGGGTCAAGCAACAAGTTGTTAAGAGGTTAAAGGAAAGGAATGTATATTATTTTTTTCCTGTTGCTGGTGCATATACAAGTATAGGTGTGCCTGATATTGTGGCGTGTATTAGAGGTAAGTTTGTAGGTATTGAATGTAAGGCAGGTAATAATCGTGCTACTGAACTACAACTTCGTAACCTCGAAGCTATACGTGACAATGGTGGGCATGCTTGGGTTGTTAATGAAAATGATTTAGAAACATTAGAAAAGAATTTGGATTTAGTATGACAAGATTAAGAACAATATTAAATAATTATAAGGAGGCAGGAATGACACGACCAAAACATAGATTAGATTTAGAAACTGACAAGCTATATCAACTTGCTAAAAAATTAGGAGAAGGTATGGCTAATCAACATGACATGGTCAACAACCCACCACACTACACAAAGGGAGGTTTAGAAACCATAGACATCATGGAAGCTAAATCTACACCTGAAGAGTTTAAAGGGCATCTTAAACTAACAGCTATGAAGTATCTTACAAGAGCTGGACATAAAGAAAGTGAGCTGCAAGATGCTAAGAAAACACAATGGTATGTTAATAGATGGGTTAAAACTTTAGAAAAAGAAGCTATAAAAATTCAAGTGATAGACAAATAATGTGGGTATATGAGCTTGCACTAATTTCAGGAGTTATGGTAGGATTAGAAATTAAGTTTTTAGATGAAGAAGCACCTTATGTTTTTTCTCTAGTGCTTGACTTATTCATAATTCGATTAGTGATACAGAAGCTAAAATATGTCCGATGATGCAGATAAAACGCAAGAAAGAATAGAACTTGAAGACACCATTCGCCGTAAGGAAATGGATCGTATAAAGTATATACAAGGGACGGGTCACTGTTTAAATTGTGGCACGAAACTTAATGACTCAAGACGTTGGTGCGATAAAGATTGTGCTGACGATTGGGACTACCACGTCAATAGACGCAAATAAAAGGAGAGAGATATGGCAACAAAGTCAACGAAGCCTACCGTCAGGGAGACTTCTGCTACGACATTCGATCGTGGCGAACGCAACTTAATCGTAACCATACATCATGGTGTTATCAAAATTAGACCTAAAGGATTAAAGTCAGAAGAAGTTATTGACATCTCGGCTATCTATGAGCATGCAGTTAAAGCAAGAGTAAGGGGAAAATAATGGCTAAACCATATATTAAAGTAGTAAGTGTTAAAGACAGAAAAGAAGGCGATTGTAAAATAACATTAGATATGAACCATGAAGGTAGAGAAGTAATATTACAAGCAGGTGTTCAGAAAGCCTTATCAGATTACATGGTAGAGAACTCAAAGAAAATGTCTTTTTGGGACAAACTACAAATCTGTTGGAGTATATTGAAATGAATGAGTATAGTGAAGAGTTTAAGTATTGGTATGAAAGATTTTTTCTACAAAGCCCTAGATTAGCGTCATTACAATATGATGATGAAAAAATGTGGGAAGCTTGGAAAGCAGGTTACAACTTAGCTAAGAAAGAAATAGAGAATGCCTAATCTAATTACGCTTGACTTTGAAACATACTACGACAAAGAGTATGGGTTAAAGAAGTTTACTACCGAAGAATATATACGTGATGAGAAGTTTGAAGTCATAGGTGTAGCTGTTAAGGATAAAGGCATAACCAAATGGTTTACAGGAACACATGCTGAAACCAAAGCTTTCTTAGATACCTACGAGATGCACAAACACTTTGTGTTAGGACATAACATGAGATTTGATGCAGCTATCCTATCATGGCATTTTGATATACACCCTTTAGGTTTATTTGATACCATGAGTATGGCTCAAATACTACATGGCTTAACTGAGTCAGTATCTTTAGCTAATCTATCTAAGCTATATGAATTAGGTGAGAAAGGAACAGAAGTCCTAGATGCTTTAGGTAAGAGACGTTTAGATTTTACACACAACGACTTAGCTAAGTATGGTAGTTATTGTATCAATGACGTAGAACTTACATACGAATTATTTACAGAGTTAAAAGATAAGTTTACTGCACCTGAGATGAAGCTTATCGATTTAACTATCCGTATGTTTACAGAACCTAAGTTAGAACTTAATAAAGGTTTGTTGGTGAGACATTTAGCAGAAGTTCGTGCCAAGAAAGAAGAACTATTAGACTCAGTAGCCGTAGACAAAGATACTCTAATGAGTAATCCTAAGTTTGCAGCTATCTTAGAAAGTATGAAAGTTAAAGTGCCTATGAAAACAAGCCCTACCACAGGGCTACAAACATATGCCTTAGCTAAAACCGATGAAGGATTTAAAGAATTATTAGAACATGAAGATCCTTATGTGCAAGCCTTAGCCGCAGCTCGTATTGGTAATAAATCAACAATAGAAGAAACACGCACAGAAAACTTTATCAATATAGCGAACAGAGGAAAACTTCCTGTTCCATTAAAGTATTCAGGGGCAGTCGTATCCCATCGATGGTCAGGCGTTGATGGGATTAACTTGCAGAACCTACCACGCACATCTGAGTTACGTCGTGCTATATGTGCACCTAAAGGTTATAAAATTGTAGCCTCAGACTTAAGTAATATTGAGTTAAGACTAGCTTATTGGTTTGCTAAATCACATGGTAAGATAGATCAAATTAAAAAAGGTATTGATCTATATAAACAATCTGCCGCTGACATTACAGGAACACCATACAACGAAGTTAACAAAGACCTTAGGTTCATCTTTAAGGTAGTAAACTTATCAGGTATTTATGGTGTAGGTGCTAACAAGATGCACTCTATCTTAAAACAAGGTGGGGTTGAAAAAGATATAAACGAAGTTAAAAATATTGTTTATGCGTATCGTCGTGCTAATCCCGAATTGGTTGAAGCTTGGGCTGACGCAGGCACGATGTTAGAAAGTGTTAGGGCAGGGCAACATTACGTTATGGGTAATGGCGGTATTATCACAAGCGTTCCAAAAGAAGGCATGATGAAACCTAATGGTATGATGTTAGGTTTACCTAATTTAAGAAAGCTTAAAACAGAAACAGGCGAGTCATGGGCATATGATAAGTTAATGGGAAGAACTTTAGTTCCTGAATATATACACCCATCTAAAACATTTCAACGTTGCATACAATCACTAGCACGTGATATAATTGCAGAACAGTTAATACAAGTATCGAAAAGGTATCCTGTCGTTATGACTGTGCATGATGAACTTGTTATGTTATGTAAAGACGAAGAAGTAGATGAATGTAAAGCTTACGTTCAACAATGTATGACCACTGCTCCACATTGGTGTAGTGACTTACCACTAGGTTGTGAGGTAGGTGTTGGTGATAATTATATGGATGCTAAATAGGAGTTAATATGGATACAGTTCAAGAATTTAAAGAGAAAGGTTATGTTCATTTAAAAGGATTTTTACACGCTGATTCATGTAAAGAACTAACAAGAGAACTTAAAAGATTAGTCGATCAAAAGAAAACCGTTAAAGATGAACAATGCCCTAAGTCTGAAGC